AGATGGGCATTTACGCCAACTATCCCGCCGCTACTTTCCCGCTCACCGGCACTGAAAAAATCCCCGCCAGCACCGAGTTGGCCAATGGCCGTCAACCGCAAGACGAAGCTGTGACGGTCGATCAACTCAAAGGCTATTCGCGCGCCAACGTGGCGCTGGTGGACGCGGCCAGCATCGTGAGTGATGCATCCGCGCTGAATAACGCACTGGGCACCGTCACGCTGGCCGGCAATCGCACACTGGCCAACCCCAGCAATTTGCAGCCCGGCCAAAGATGGGACATAGCGGTGACGCAAGATGCCACCGGTACCCGTACTTTAGCCTATGGAAGCGCCTACAAAAAGATAGGGGGGGCCGTGACGCTCACCACGACTGCGGCGGCTGTGGATGTGCTGCATTTTGTCACCGATGGCACCGTCATCTATGTGACGATTGATCACGCATTTGCGTAGTATTTTCCGCCGCCTTATCCCCAGACGGTTCTCTGGACAACCTTCCCGCTTCGGCGGGATTTTTTTTGGCCCTCATAAATGAACGATTCAGTGATTGACGCAGAAATCCAAGCCAAAGGCCTGACCGCGCCGCGCGTCACGCCCGCTGATATCGAGGCGAACATTCATAGCGAGCACTTTTTCATTGCTGGGCACGCTGTTGGTGAAATTAGAGGCGCAACGTACGCGGACAACGCTCTGACCGCAAACGCAATAGATTCTCTGACAATCTGCGTTCTGGTGCTGCGCAACGGGTTCACTGTCACAGGTGAAAGCGCATGTGCCAGCCCCGAGAATTTTGACGCCGAGATCGGCCGCAAAATCGCCCGTCAGAACGCCGTTGCCAAGATCTGGCCGCTCATGGGTTATGCGCTCAAACAGAGCTTTCATAACCTGAGTTCGTTCAAAGAACCGCCGCTCGATCTGGATAACAAATTGGCATGAGCAGGCTTACTCCAAAGCAAGAGTCATTCTGCCTTGCCTACATCGAGACGGGCAATGCCAGCGAGGCGTACCGGCGCAGCTACAACGCGACCAAATCCAAGCCGGAATCCATAAACCGGCTAGCCAAAGCCCTTATCGATAACGTCAAGATTGCATCAAGGCTTGCCGAATTGCGTAAGCCAGTGGTTGAGGCGGCCCAATTAACGCTTGCCAGCCACTTGAAACGTCTTGAGGATCTGAGCATTGCCGCCGAAAAAGAAAGGCAATATTCCCCCGCTATTGTTGCCGAGGTATCGCGCGGAAAAGCCGCCGGGCTATATGTCGATAAGGTTGAACATTCTGGCAGTGTCACTGTAATAGCAACGCCGCTTGATGAGCGCCTGTGAACTTCACCCCAAAACAACTTGCCGCCCAGGAGATTCTGGCCGGTGATGCGACCCATATCCTCCTGGTTGGTGGCAGCCGTAGCGGCAAGACATTCTTGCTGACTCGGAACGTCTGCATGCGGGCTATCAAGGCTCCCAAGAGTCGGCATGCCGTCCTGCGCTTTCGCTTCAACGCGGTGAAAGCCTCGATCATCATGGATACCTTCCCGAAGGTCATGCGGTTGTGTTTTCCTGGCGTGCGCTACGAACTGAACAAAACCGACTGGTTCGCGCAGATCGAGAACGGCTCGGAAATCTGGTTCGGCGGCCTGGATGATAAAGAGCGCACTGAAAAGATCCTCGGGATGGAGTTCGTGACGATCTACCTGAACGAGGTGAGTCAGATTCCCCAGGGATCGCGCGACATTGCCGTCACGCGCCTGGCGCAGCAGGTGGACCAGGTTATTGATGGCAAACCGCCGCAGCCGCTCAAGCCGCGCATGTATTACGACTGCAATCCACCGTCCAAGGCGCATTGGACGTATCGATTATTCATTGAAAAGCGTGATCCAGAGACGAAGCAGCCGTTGGCCCATCCGGCGGATTATGCGCATTTCCAGATCAATCCAGAGGACAACGCGGCAAACGTCTCGGCCGGCTATCTGGACACGCTACGCAATCTGAGCACGCGCCTCCAGAAACGCTTCCTGAAGGGTGAGTTTGCCGACGCAACACCCAATCAACTGTTTGCCGAAGAGGATATCGACAAGTGGCGGGTGACCGATGGCGTGGTGCCGGACCTTGTTCGGGTCGTCATTGCGGTCGACCCTTCTGGCTCTGGCGATGCAGATAACGCCGACAACGATGCAATTGGCATTGCGATAGTGGGCCTGGGCGTGGATGGTAACGCGTATCTGCTGGAAGACTGCACCGTCAAAGCGGGCCCCGCCACTTGGGGCCGCGTGGCCACCAGCGCCTTTGATCGTCATGCCGCTGATATCGTCGTCGGAGAGGCTAATTACGGCGGCGCCATGGTGCAGCACACGATCCAGACTGCGCGCCCCAGAACGCCTTACAAGTCTGTCACGGCCACCCGCGGCAAAGCGGTCCGTGCCGAACCCATCAGCGCCCTGTACGAAAACGGCAAGGTTCGCCACGTGGGCAATTTCCCCGAGTTGGAAGACGAGCTCACCGCGTTTTCCACGGTGGGGTACGTGGGCGACAAGAGTCCAAACCGGGCCGACGCCCTGATATGGGCATTGACCGAATTATTCCCCGGAATGGTGAAAGAGCCTGAAATTATTCACGAACCTCGCGCGCCGCGCCCACGTATCGGGTCTGGCGGCTGGATGAGATAAACACATCATGCAAAACACTCCTACTCAAAATCGACCCATCCGGGCCGGCGTCACTCATCGTCTTGAGCAACGTGCCGTAGAGGCGCGTGCGCTGGCGGCCTTGCGCCAAGAGTGCGCCGGTCAAGACGAGGTCAATGCGCTGTTGTGGGCGATGGTGGCAAGCCTCAAAGCAGCCAAGAAGGACGTGCACTGATGGCACGCAACGGCACGTCAGCCGATGAGGCCATTGTCCAGGAAGCTAAGGACAACTTCCATCGCTGCGAGGAATGGGAGGCGGATTTTCGCAAGCTCTTCGTGGAAGACTTGAAGTTTGCCAACGGGGACTCGGACAATAATTATCAGTGGCCCGATACGATTCGCAATGAGCGCGACGGCGACGATAAGCCATGCCTCACGGTCAACAAAACCAAAATTCATTGCTTCCAGATCATTAATGATAGTCGCCAGCACGCGCCGCAGATCAAGGTTCGACCTGTCAATTCGGGCGCGACCGTGGAGGCCGCCAAACTTATGGACGGCTTGGTTCGCCACGTGGAATACCAGTCCAATGCGCAAAGTGCCTACAACACCATGCAGGAATTTGCCGTGTTTGGCGGCATCGGCTACCTGCGGGTCACCACCGATTATGTGAATGATGATTCGTTCGACCAAGAAATATTCATCAATCGCATCAAGGATCCGCTCACCGTCTATTTGGACCCTGATATTAAAGAGGTGGACGGGTCAGACGCGAAGTTCGGCTTTGTCTTTACCGACTATAGCAAATCTGAATTTACCGCCAAGTACGGTAAAAAAGCCGCCGATGAGGCGCAGTTCCCCGCCTTGAGCGAGGGGAGTGTCTGGCTAGGCAAAGATCGCATCCGTGTACTCGAGTATTTCCGCATCAAAATCACCAAAGAAAAAATCGCGGCGCTCGATGATGAATTGTTGCAAACCATCCCGAACGCCAAGAGCAATGTCATTAAAGAAAGTGACGTGGATCCGGAGGTCTGGGACGCCATCACCCAAGACCCGAACGTCAAACTGCGCGAGGTAGAGAAGAAAACAGTCGAGTGGTTCATGATCGCGGGCGAGAAGATCAAAGAACGTTCTATCTGGCCCGGTCAGTACATACCCATTGTTCGATGCGTGGGTGAAGAAGTGGTGATTGACGGGAAGCTCGAGCGAAAAGGCCACGTGCGCACGCTCAAGGATCCGCAGCGCATGTACAACTTCTGGACGAGTTCCGCGACCGAACACGTCGCCTTGCAAACAAAAATTCCGTATGTGGCTGGCAAGCGCGCCATTAAAGGCTACGAAAAATACTGGGATGGCGCGAACACCGAGAATTACCCGTACCTGCCGTACAACGATATCGATGATACAGGTAAACCCATTACGCGCCCGCAACGCGAGCAGCCCCCTGTGATGGCGCAAGCCTATATTGAAGGGATGAAGATCGCGGCGAGCGAAATGATGATGGTGTCGGGCCAATATCAGGCCGTCATGGGGCAACCCAGCAATGAAACGTCGGGGGTTGCGATCAATGCCCGCCAGCGCCAAGGGGACAACGCGACCTATCATTTCATCGATCACCAGGCGGCCGCCGTGCGTTTCGTGGGCCGCATTGTGGTGGATTTGTTCCCGCATGTGTATGACACACCGCGCCTCATCCGGGTATTGGGCGAGGATGGCATTGAGGATTTCATCCACATCGACCCGGATTCCCAACAAGCGTTGGTCAAGCAAAAAGTGGGTATGGCCAACGAGGTCAAGCAGATTCTTAACCCGGCCGTGGGGAAGTATGGCGTCATCATCGACGTGGGGCCTGCCTACGCCACCCGGCGCCAAGAAGCCTTTGCGGCGATGTCGCAGATCATGGCGCAAAACGGCGAATTGATGGAGAAGGCGGGCGACCTGCTCTTCAAAGCCGCCGACTTCCCGATGGCGCAAGACATTGCCGAGCGCCTAAACCGCGCCATCCCGCAAGCGCTGAAGGGGGACGGCCCCACGCCTGAAATGCAGCAGGCGCAACAACATATCGATCAGCTTCAGCAAGCCCTGCAGATGATGTCGAACGAACTGACGAAGCTCAAAAACACGACCGATGCGACCCAGTTACGCGCCGGCGCTGATGTCTACCGCGCTGAAACCGACCGCATAGAGCTTATTCACAAGGCCGCTACAGATCAATCTCGGTTCGCCCATGATGTGGCACTGGCCGTGACGCAAATGCAGCAAACGCAAGGCGCGCCCCAGATAGCCGACCCGACATCCATGGCGCCCCCTACGCCCATGCCAAATACCACACCGCCTCCTAGCGGTTTTTTATTGTCTAACACTTCGGCGCCACCCCAGGCTGCCGCCTAACCCAAAGCATTCATTTCTAGTTTTA